AGGGACAGAAGGATGAAAATAAAACTACGGATCAGCGGCGTCGAACAGGACCCGGTGGAAGTCATAACGAACCTTCTATGTATCACCGAATGGGAACGCACCGAAAACAGGAAAGCGACCGACGGTCGCGGGATCGGCGTTTCCGACATGGTGTCCTGGGCGTTCTTTATGTGGAAACAGTCCGGCCGACTGGTCAAGGAACCCACCTGGAAGGAATGGCTGGCGGCACATCCCGACATGGAAATCGTCGCAGTCGACCAGACCGATCCAAACCCTACGGACGCGGCAGTTTCCGACGCCAGCTAGCAGAAGTGCTGGCGGCGACCGGGTTCTGGCCGCATGACATCCCATTCGATACGCGCGACCTGGTCACGGTGCTTCGCGTACTGAACGAAGCGAACAAAAAACGATGACGACCGACACGACGATCCAGGTGTTTGGCGTCAAGGAAGCGCTAAAAGAACTGAAAGAACTGGATCCGCAGCTGCGAAAAGACCTGAATAAAAAGGCTAAGGAAGTCGTCAAGCCTGCGACCGACGCGATCAAGAACGCCTATCCGAACAGGTATCTGTCGGGGATGTCGCGTTCCTGGACACAGCGCGGGAATAAAAAGTTCCCCTATGACCGGGCCGCCGCACAGAAAGCGGTCGGTCTGAAGATCGACACCGGAAAACGAAACCAGGGCACCATCGTCATCATCCAGAAAGACCCGGCCGCGTCGATAATCGACATGGCTGGCAAGGCTGGCGGACAGTCGCCCCAGGGCGCCAGGTTCGTCGACGCGATCACGGCCCAGTTTGGGCCACCGTCGCGCGTGATGTGGCCGACCTATGAACGAAACGCTGACGCGGTGGAACGGAACATGGTTGACTTAGTGGAAGAACTAATGGACACAATCGGGAAAAGGCTGGTGATGTAATGGCGATCAGGATCCCCATCATCAGCGACTTCGACAGTAAGGGTCTAGATAAGGCCGTTAAAGAGTTCCAGCAGCTCGAAGGCGTAGGCGCTAAATCGGCGTTCGCAATAAAGAAAGCAGCACTTCCCGCAGCTGCGGCGATCGGCGGTCTGGCGGTCGCCCTGGGCGATGCCACGAAAGCAGCTATGGAAGATGCCGCCGCACAGTCACAGCTGGAAGGCGTCATCCGACGATCCAGCCTGGCAACGGACGAACAAATCGCAGCTAATGAAAAGTTCATCACGACGCTGTCGAAGGCAACGGCCACCGCCGACGACGAACTACGCCCGGCCCTGGCGACACTGGTCCAGTCGACCGGGTCGCTGGAATACGGTCAGGAACTATTAGCGCAGGCGATGGACATCGCCGCGTCCACCGGGAACGATCTGTCGACCGTCACCGACGCACTGTCGAAAGCGTACAACGGAAACATGAAAGGCCTGAAGGCGCTCGACGCCAGTCTGATCCCGATGATTAAGGATGGCGCGTCATTCGATGAAGTGATGTCGAGCCTGGCCTACACCACCGGGGGCGCCGCGACCGACGCAGCGAACACGGCAGCCGGACAGATGAAAAACCTGTCGATACAGATGGGCGAAGCGAAAGAAAGCATCGGCGCCGCACTACTTCCAGTCGTCGCCGCCATCATCCCCTATTTCGTCGACTTCGCATCATGGCTACAGGAAAACACGAAACTGGTCCTAATCATCGCCGGGGTTATCGGCGGCCTGGCGACCGTCATCCTGACACTGAACTTCGCCATGAAAGCCTGGACAGCGATCCAGACCATCGTGAACGGTTTAACGCTCGCGTGGAACGCGCTACTGGCCGCGAACCCGATCACCATCGTCATCCTGGCGGTCGTGGCATTTATCGCCATCTTGACCGCGCTCTACTTTAAGTTCGACGGGGTGCGAAAAGTAGTCGACACCGTGTTCCAGGCCATAAAAACAGGCGTCACCGCGTCACTAGATTTTTTGGGCGACTATGTCCAGGGCGTCCTAAACATCTACAAGAACATCTTTAACACGATCGCCCGACTGTGGAATAACACCATCGGAAAACTGTCATTCGAGTTCCCCAGCTGGGTTCCTGGTCTGGGCGGAAAAGGCTTCAGCGTCCCGAAAATCCCGATGCTGGCCGAAGGCGGCATCGTCCGCAGTGCGACCCTGGCGGTCGTCGGTGAGGCCGGACCCGAAGCGGTCGTCCCACTGGATCGCGGATCTGGGTTCGGAAATGTGACCGTGAATGTCACCGGGGGCCTGGCCACCAGCGCCGAAATCGGTCAGGCTGTCATTAACGCCATCCGCGCCTACAACAGGACAGGCGGCCCCGCCAACATCCAGGTCGCCTGATGCCAGGCTTCAGCGTCGTCGACAGCGGCAACTACGACCTACTGGTCGATGTCGGGTTCCTGGTCGACAGCTTCACACTGGACAACCCAGTAAAAGGCGTCCTGGATAACACGACCTATGTCCTGGACGGGACTACAGCGTTCGCGTCGGTCATGGACGGAACCATCGGCGTCAGCGTAAAACGCGGTCGACGCGACCAGGGCGACCAGTTCGCAGCTGGACAGATGTCATTCACACTGAACGACACGCTGGCCCAGGGCGTGTTTAACCCATTCGATGACAGCCCATCGAACCCTTACTACGACCAGGCCCAGGGCGTCCCCGGACTGGCCCCGATGCGACAAGTGAAACTGATCCGCTACGACGCCACAAACACCGCCCAGTCCCTGTTTCAGGGGTACATCGTGAACTACGACTACAACTTCGCCCTGGGCGGCCTGGACACCGTCACCGTGTACTGTGTCGACCGTTTCTACCTGCTCGCCCAGACCATCATGGACGAACTAAATGTCACCGCCGAAACATCCGGCGAACGCATCGAAACGGTCCTAGACCTGCCCGAAGTCGACTATCCAGGCGGCGCCGCGCGCAACATCGACACCGGGACCGTCGACCTGGGTCATGACAGCGCCTACACCGTCCCAGCCGGGACAAATGTCCTGGGATACCTGGCACAAATAAACCAGGCCGAACAGGGCCGCTTGTTCATCGACCGATCCGGCGTCCTGGTGTTTCAGCCGCGCGTCGGAAGCACACTGTCTGGGCCAGTCGCAGACTTTCACGATGACGGAACGAACATCCCCTACAACGAACTGGGGATCAGCTTCGAGGCCGACCAGGTCGTCAACAGGGCAGTCGTCACCGGGCTGGATGGCACCAGCGGCACAGCCGACGACCCGGCATCCCAGGCCACCTACTTCATCCAGGCTCAAACCATCCAAAACAGCCTTCTACACACACAGACCCAAATCGACGACCTGGCCGACTACCTACTGGAACCAGAACCCGAACCCCGTTTTACAGCTGTCGGGACCGACTTCCTAATGCTGACCACCGGGCAGCGCGACACACTCGCCACCGTCGACATCGGGGACACCATCAGCATCGAAAAGACCATCGCCGGAAACCAGATCGCCCAGGAACTGTCCATCGAAGGCATCGAACACGAACTGTCCGTCCTGCGCGGCCATTCCGTCATGTACTTCACCAGCCCGACCACGATCGTTTATGAACTGATCCTGGACGACCCCATCTATGGCGAACTGGACGCCCTAAATGTCTTAGGATAGGCGTATGGCGAAACAGGACTTCACGGCTGGCCAGGTCTTAACAGCGTCCGCTATGGACAGCCTTCAGGCCAACGATTACAACTGGACCGTCAGCACGAAAACGGACAGCTATGTCCTGGTCGCAGCTGACGCCGGGACGCGCGTCGTAATGAACGCAGCAACGGCCAAAACGATCACCGTTAACAGCGGCGTGTTCGCAGCTGGCGACATCGTATGGATCCACAACATTAACACCGGAACCTGTACGGTCACAGCCGGAACCTGTACGGTCAACACCGACGCATCATTAGCACTGGGCCAGTGGGGGGGCGGAACGCTGTACTTTACTTCCGGGTCCAGCGCTATCTTTTTTCGTGGCGGCACTTCTTACGGTGTAGCAACAGGCGGATCTAGTAGTTCGATCACCGTCAGCGGCGTTAACTACACGCTGCTCACTTTCACTTCGTCATCCACCTTGACCATCACGAAGGCGGGTTTATTCGATGTGTTAATAGTTGCTGGCGGCGGCGGCGCTTGGTGCGATGTGAACAGTCTGGGCGGCGGCGGCGGCGGTGGCGCCGTAGCACAAAATCAGCTTTATTTATCCACTAACCAAACAGTCACGATCGGCGCTGGTGGGTCATTCTCTACACCTGCTGTCGGTGGGTTCAGCGGACTTTACACTGCCGCAGGTTCCGAAAATCTGTTCGATGCTGCTGGCGGCGGTCCAAATAATGCTGGAACTACACCAGCTAGCGGGGCGTCCGGTGGTGGTGGGTCAAGCAATACGGCCAGTTTTGCGACAGCAGGTTCAGCATTTATTAGCACCTACACGGGCTACAACGGCGGCGCGGGCGGCGGCGGAACATCAGCCGCAGGCGGCGGCGGCGGCGGAAAAGTCAGCGTCGGATCAGCGAACGCTGGTACGACTGGTGGCGCTGGTGGAAACGGTATCGACATTTCAGCATTTTTAGGCCAGTCAGCTGGAACCACTTATCGCGGCGGCGGATCAGGCGCGGGCGGGGACGGTGGTGGCGGCGCAGCCGGACTAGGCGGTGTAGCAGGTTCAGGCACTTCAGGCGCCGCAGCCAATAACGGCGCGGCCAACAGCGGCGCGGGCGGCGGCGGCGGCCGACGAACAGCCACTGGCGGAAACGGTGGATCAGGAATAATCTATGTCAGATTTAGGAACTAAAACATGGCACACTTCGCGCAAATCGACGACACAAACACAGTCCGACAAGTAATCGTCGTTTCTAATGATGACTGTGGCGGCGGTGATTTCCCTGAAAGTGAACCCATCGGTCAAGCGTTTATCGCATCGCTGGGGCTGGTTGGTGAATGGCGTCAGACCAGTTATCACGCTAGCTTTCGCCTAAAATACGCTGGCATCGGTGACACATTCGACCCGGACATCGAACCGGATGGCGCGTTCATAGCGCCTAGCGATGGGAACTGAAGTGACCGTCGCGCTAATCACAGGCGGGTTCGCCGTAGTGGTGGCGATGATCGGAAAACTGTCGCGCGATAATCGGGTCGATCACGGCGAAGTACATAAAACGCTGGGACGCATCGAACACAAAATCGACACCCACCTGGAAGATCATCCATGACCCCGAAAGATCGCGCCATGCTTTCGTCGTACTTTAGAAGTGCGATCGGCGCGGCGCTCGCCGTGTACATAGCAGACCCCGCTAATGTCACCTGGCGCGATGTGCTGGCGGCGTTCACAGCTGCGTTCATCCCACCGTTCATCCGGTGGCTTAACCCGAATGACCCAGCGTTCGGACGCACGAAGAAATAGCGGGTCGGCGGTCCCAGTTCCGCCGATCATGCGACTTCGCATCCCCGACGAACTATTGACGGTCAAACCAGGCGAACTTCCCGACAGCCTGCTGACCGACATTCGACCATTCGGTCGCCTGTATCACAAGGCCGCCCTGTCCTACCAGATCATGAAACGCGCAGCTCGCGCGGATGGCATCATGTTAAAACCGATCAGCGCCGGGGACACTTATCGCAGCCTGGCATCGCAGACCGCCGCGTTCCGCGCCCGCTACCAGCGCGAACCCATCCCAGGGGCATCTACGCGCACCTGGCAAGGCGTCAAATGGTACCTAAAGCCTGGGAACGCGCCCCTGGCCGCGCCCGGTACATCTCGACATAACCTGGGCCTGGCCTGCGATTACGCCAACACGGGCGACCCGACGACCTGGCGCTGGATGTGCGAAAACGCACCCCGCTACGGCTGGTCCCTGGAAGTCATGCCCCAGGAACCCTGGCACTGGTTCTACTTTCCTGGCGATCGCATCCCCCAGGGCGTCCTGGAAGCGCCCCCAGCGCCATCCACACCCGCCTAACAGCGGTCCGTTAGGGTCGAACCCAGTTCCTACAGAAGGGAAGCTATGAACGAACCACAGGCATTTATCTACGAAGTGTTTATGACGACGCTGGATAACGGCCAGCGCGTCATGGTCCAAATCTTCCGCGACCCGGACAGCCGACAGGTCCTACATTCCCAGCTGGCATTTAAGACCCATTCCAGCGACACCTGGGGCATCCCCTACCAACTGGAACACCTATGACTTACGCAGTTATGAAAACACTGGCAGCGATCACAGCGGCCGCCTGGGGCGTGTTCACCGTGTCCGGGGCGAATGTCAACTTTTACCAGGCGCCCGAAATCGTCCCGGCCACCGTGTTCGTCGACGACCCGATCATCGTCCCGACGACCAGCACCACGACGACGACCGTGTTCCCGGCCTGGGCGGGCTGCGACAGCGTCCCGCTGTATGCGTACCGCGCGGGCTGGTCCGAATGGG